CAAAACTACAACATGGCTTTATGTGGTCCAAGTGCCATTCTCCGTGATTTTCCCAAGTCATTCCTTCAACAAATTTGGCTTCTAAATATCCTTTTAAAAATGGTAATTCACAACCTGTTAGTTGTTTTGTTCTGTATTTTTTATCTGCTTTTTGATTTTTTAAGGCGTGCCATAAACGAGTTCGTAATACATGTTTTATTTTATATTCTATATTTGTATCTAACATTTTTCTTTCGTAATTAACCGCATTTTTTATACATTGTTGTCTATGTTCTTCATTAGTATCATATTTATTTTTTGCCCATTCACGTCTATATTTTTTATTAGAATCATTTTTATTATATATTTTAGTACGTTCATCCCAAGTATCTTTATGATTTATATAATTTTTTTTATTTTCTTTTTTCATACATAATTTACAATAACCTTGCAATCCATCTGTTTTATGTTTATTTTTATAAAACATAGAAGTCTCTTTTGTTTCGTTACATCTCATACACGTTTTTTCCATTTTATATATATTAGATATTTTATTTTTATGTTATTTCATTGATAATACATAATTCCTAAATATTCTCATTTTTTTGAGCATCCTTCATTTTTTCTTTCTTTTTTAAATATGCTCGTCTTGCATATTCTTTTCGTTTTTCTGACGATACAGGATTTGATTTCATTTTTTCTAATATTTGTTCTTTATTTTTTTCATAATATGCTTTTTTACAGGAAGGTGCTGTATATTTTTTTAGATGTTCTTTTAACTTTTCATTTTCTTCTTCTAGCTCTTTTATTCTAGCATCTTTATCCATTATTATATTATATAATAAATTATTTATGTAATTTATTATATTACAATATATATCAGGAGATTACATTTCACCACCTCTTAACCGGAGTACGAGATGAAGTGTGCTTTCTTTTTGCACGTTGTAGTCACTTAAAGTGCGACCATCTTCAAGTTGCTTACCAGCAAAAATCAGCCTTTGTTGGTCGGGTGGAATTCCCTCCTTATCTTGAATTTTTTGCTTTACATTATCGATAGTGTCACTCGCTTCAACCTCAAGCGTAATTGTTTTACCAGTTAAAGTCTTAACAAAGATCTGCATTATAATCTATAGTATTATTTTATTTTTAAGTGTGTTAAGTTTTGGGATTTAAAAAATATAAACATTATGTAATGGGGAGAAAGTTTCGACAATTTACAAATAAAGAAATAATGAATAGCTCTGAATTGAGTAAAAAACGCGCGTCCACCGAAATGATGAAATATGCACACAATAAATGTTTCAATAAAAAAGATATAAATTTCAAAATAAATTACAACACGCTTGAATTCACAAATTTTAAAGATTATTCTACATTTATGGATTTAGTAAAAATATTTCAAACATATGATTTAAAACGCAATAATTGTTGTAACGGATTACAAGATAGTCCATGCGATAACGCATATGGATTTTGTATTCAACATAGCTCGCAAATTCCCGAACGAATCGTCGATGGACTTAAAAGTCATGTATATAGCGATGAACTTATTATGTACGCTAAAAATTGTTCTTATTATAAGGATGGACCCTTTGAGCAAACCGCTGATACAACCGTCAGTGACAATCCTACGTTATATGAACATGGACACATATTTAAAGTAAAAATGGGACAGCAATTTCAGTTTCCTGCAAAAATTAAACTTGGCGAATGTGATACCATTAATGAAGCACCAGATATTAAAATGTGCAATGCACCATTCGGCAATTGTCGCTGTGCTGATTATGAAGTAATATATCCTGCACAATATAATTTCTTAAAATATGAGACAAATAGTGATACGCGTTGTTCTAAAAATATGGATACTTCATGTATAGGCGCATCAAAGACACAAATGAAATCATTCTCTGTTTTTCCAAGACATAAAAAAATAGATCCAGATTTATTACCTTACATTCGTTATGAAAAAGATGAGTTGGCTCCTAAAATAAAATTAGGATGCGGAATTAATGCCAGAATGCATGTCATGATATTACAAAAAGAACAACAAGTGGCAAGACGTTATAACAAAAAATAAAAATACAATTATATATCAAAAATTATAATATATTATATCATAATATATTATATATTATGAAGTTAGTTTATAATTATTCAAATAACAGTCGCTGTTGTAATAATAGAAACTGTAATTGTAGTAATAAACAGATACAATCACGCGGCTCTAACATGCGTAAAAATAGTATTAATTATACCGATATACCTCCCATTAATAGACAACTTGGGTTTTTTCATAATAAACAACGTATATCATCACCTACAACACACGCAAATATACCTTATCATAGATCACAGCACTTATCTGGTCGAAATGAATCCGATAATTGTTATAGTTGCACTAATTATAGTGATAAATATGATTCTAATCATAATCGTCACCATAACAATTCCAGTTATATGAATGATTCTAATCATAATCATAATCCAAATCATCCAAGTCATCCAAATCATCCAAATCATCATACTTACATAAATAAATACCCATCAAGTTATAATAGAATGAGTCATTCCAATAATTATGCCCACCATAATAACAACGACTATAATCATCGCGATAATAATACATTCACACAAAGCTATAATGACAATAACAATAATTCCAATAATCATGACCACAATAATAATACATTCGCCAAAAGCTATAATGACAATAGTGACCATTCCAATAATTTTGATAAAATGACTCATGCTGTTGACCAATTAAATGATATTTTAGTGTCACTGATTAAAAATAATTCACACATTCATCTACCAAATAACAATACTCATAGTCATTCTGACACTGATTCATATTCTCATTCTGACACTGATTCATATTCTCATTCTGACACTGATTCATATTCTCATAGTCATAGTCATTCTGACACTGATTCATATTCTCATTCTGACACTGATTCTCATTCTGACACTGATTCTCATAGTCATTCTCATTCTGACACTGATTCTCATAGTCATACTCATTCTGACACTAATTCGTATTCTCATTCTGACACTAATTCGTATTCTCATTCTGACACTGATTCTCATAGTCATAGTGGTAGCGATAATCATAATCATAACCCTACCAATGATGGTATTACTGTTGATAACTTCATGCATCTATATGACAACGTCGGTGAGGACTTGAATAAGATTTTACAAGCATTTTATTCCAATGATGAAGACGAACTGGACGTGCTATTACATTCCGATAATTATCAGAAAGTTATTGAAAAGTTGTATAAAACTAAAATTGAACATGGAAAGGGACATAATAAATATAATATTTATTCATCAGGTGACCCCAAAAATGATGAGCTATACGAAAATAATCGTATGTTTTATGGTAACGCAATACAGGGTGCACAAAATAGTAGAAATAAATTAGGTGATGCTATAACCAAAATAAAACTATTAGAAGATAAAATCCACCTATTACAACATCCACGATTAAGACCTGCTATTGAAGTATCTACAGAATTAGATGTTACTGCCAATATTCGTCCAGAAATTAAAGAATATATCAGAATTCACGGTTACCCAGAAAATCACATTTTTGTACCCGATTTGTTAGCAGAAATCATTGCCAGAATACGTTAAAAATACACTTACGTATTAAGAATCATATTATATGACATTATCAAATGTCTATTTACATATATATAAGGCTATATTTATGATATATATAAATATAGCCTATTTAGGCATATAAATTTATGTAATTTAAAAACTACGGGTTATGTATAATGGCAACTATATTTTTAAGCACATTAGATGCAACTGATAATTCTATGATTCAAGCTACATTCTCTGGTGCTAAAACACCATTACCGACTACAAGTGTTCCAAAGGTACCAACTTCAAACGCCGGCAATATTCTCAGGTCCTCCCTCGCATCAGCATTAAAATTTAAAACTAACCCGGCTAACGGAACAGCCAATACACCAATAAATATTATTGATAGTCTAACATCTAATATTACCGGCTTCCCTAAATCTGTAATGACACCATCAACCTGCGTTGGTGTGAATCAATCGGTTGGCTTTAATACATCAGCAAACCAAAATTTCTTGGGACAACTCGCAAAAGAAGTCTTTGGATCTAAACTCGCTGGTGACTTATTTAATAATCAACTAACCTTGTCCGAAAGATATGAAGAATCATGTTCATTACTAAACGCCACTATTAGAGACATGACTGGTACTAACGCATCCGTAGAAATGGTAAACGCTCTTATGTTGGAAAAAAGTGAACGATTTGGATTAAAATATAGAATTGGATATGAATACGGAACCGATGCTGACGCAGGCACACACAGTGCAGTTATGTTTAAAGGATCAGTATCTGGTGTATCAAAACCAGTCACCGTAGAAATAGGTGTAGACAATGCTACTATTACCAACATGATTAAAGAATCTGATGGCGGCTTTATGAGCACTCATCCAGACACGTTAACTGCTATACAAAACTCCGCAGGAGGAACCAATCTTATACCAAATACTTACACTAATATTAATCTTACTACCACAACCAGTAATGGAACTGGAGCAACATTTCGCATTGTTGCAACTAATAGATCCAACGCCAATATTACAACCGTGAATGTTATTACGCCCGGTTCCGGTTATGCTATAGGCGACACTGTTACAATCGCCGCCGGATCATTGGGAACCGGCTCATCCGCTATTACTATTATTCTAACCAGCAATATGATTAACGGATCTGCGTTACGATCTCATGCTGATATGGTATCCGAATTTAAAACTGTTGGTGGGGGAATATTGACATTAGTAGCAGGCGATTATACCAACATTCCTTCTACATCAATACATCCTCCCGGAAAAAATGCAAAAATAACTGTCGTTGCTTCTGGAACTGGTGCGTCAAGTATTTCCAGCATTACTTTTACGAATAATGGTTCTGGATATCGCACAAATGATACAGTCACTATACCAGCAGCAAGTTTAGGTAATACTTCGACCGCATTATCATTTCAAGTAACTGATAGAATGTTGCTTGCGTCTGGGGGAATTTCGCTTGTTTCTGATGCGTTACTTAGCTCTGTACAAAACGCTACTGGTGGTGGTACAACACTTATTGCGAACGGTAGCGCGTATTCATCAGGCGTAACCAGTACAAATGGTTCAGGATCTGGAGCAACATTCAGTATTTTGGTCGGAGGTAACAGTGCAAGTTCTATTTCTTCAATTAGCGCAGTAACCTCAGGATATGGATATAAAATTGGCGATACAATTACAATCGGAGCCGACGCATTGGGATCTGGCAGTATTCCAATTACCTTCACGATAACCAATGGATTAACTACTAATTTTGTTCCAGAAGACATTATTAATTCAACCGCCGGACCAGGAGGTTCTTTAGGTGGTATCGGTGGCACCAATAATCTGTCTACTCTTACAACTGGTTCAAATACCATTAATTCTGTTCAAATTGCAATTCTTAATGGCACCCTACATGAAAGTACTGAAGTTCCTATTGAAAATAATGATATTATTCAAATTAAATATCAAATTAATTCGCATACCGGACAGAAAGATGCCGGAGGTGCTAATATTAATATTAACTACAATTCTATATTTGAGTTTGCTCTTATTTAGAATAATTTAATTACTCAAACATTTAGGTTAAATAAAATAAAATATTCGGTTTTTTTTTAATTATATGATAATAGTATAATGGCTACTATCTATCTAAGCAGCTTAAATGCCACCGACCAACTCGACGTATTAGCAGAATTCAATGGTTCTAAAGTTCCTTTGCCTGCTACTACCGTTCCAATTGTACCTACTGCTAACGCAGGAACTATTGATTTGACCGCACTTCAAGCCGCTCTGAAATTTAAAACAAGTCACATGTCTGGAGCCACTAATGAACCAGGCAGTATTGTAAGTAATCCCTCGGTCGCACCATCTGATCTTACCACTCTCGCTAAAGGAGTAATGCCTGCAAGCACTGTTGGTGTAGGTAGCAAACTCGGACTTAATACACGCCCAAATACCGCTTTTTTAGGACAACTTTCAAAAGAAATATTTGGTTCCGAGCATTCTGCCGATTTGTTCAATAATCAAAAACAATTATCGGATAAATATGTTGAAGCATGTGATAATTTACATTTTAAGTTTGAACAAAGCACGAACGCTTTAGCATCACAAGAAGCTGTAAATGCTCTTATGTTAGAAAAATCTGAACGTTTCGCACTTAAATATAAGGTAACTGCCCCCAACCCTCCTGACGCTTCTAAAATACATACTGCTGTTCTGTTTACAGGAGCAACAAGTGGTGTAACAAAAGAAGTTACTGTAGAAACTGATGCCAATGGTGCCGTCCATCGTATGACAAAAGAAAACGAAGGGGCTTTTAGACCAACATCTTATCTCGATGGCGTTGTACAACCCAGCAATAAATATGTATTAGATCAAATGAAAGTCGCTGCTAACAACGCTGGTACCCAAGCTTGTGTACGTGGGATTTATACCGTAACACCTACAGTAAAACGTCTTAACGGCGCCACTCCTCAAGTATGGATATCAGCCACTCCCGCCATACCAGCAACATTTGACGTAGATGTGGCTGGTTCTACAAATTTCACTATCGAGTCTGTAACTGTTAACAATATAGGTTCTGGTTACAATATAAATGATGTGTTGCGTATCGCTGCCGGCTCATTAGGAACTGGTTCTCCTATAATAGAATTCACTGTAAAGGATGCTATGCTTATCGGTAACAGATTTAAAAATAATGTTGGATTATTGACCGCATTCCAATCACGATTTATTGGTAACTCTAATTCCGGAGCTCATAACGCAACAGCGCTTGCTACTTACGGAACTGCTTTGAATGCTATCGAAGCAACTGGATTATCAACCGCTACTGCCCAAGGTTCTGGTACCGCCCGTACTGGTGCCACAGAAGCCGCACTAATACTCAAAGCTAACGGTTCAACTGGTGATACTCTTACTGAGGTGGTGATAACCAATGCTGGCAATCAATACACTGCCGGAAATATATTGACAATCACCCCACCTACTGCTAACCAAGTATTCGCTGATATGGGGGCTGTCGCAATAGAACTAACCGATGCAATGATTAGTGGTGGTAATACTCTACAACTTGGAGCTAATGGTGATTTATTAGCCGCGATTAAAGTAAAACTTTCAACTGGTCTCAAGACAACCGTACCTGCGAATAAAACATATACTAAGGTCGCTCTTCAAACACCCCAAGGTTCTGGAGCGGTAGTTTCTGTCACTGTAGGAGGCGCTACTAATAACACTATAACTGCTGTTGATGTTACCACTCCTGGTTCTAATTATGTTATTGGTCAATTAATCAGAATTCCTGCCGGAGCATTGGGAACCGATTCAGCGGCAATTTCAGTAACTCTAACCAGCAATATGATTGGTGCTTCTGGCAGTGCCACTGCTGGTCATTTGGTATCTCACTCTGACTTATTGGCCGCAGTCAAAACCGCTGGCGGCGGCGGTGGCGCAGGTGAATTGTATACTGTTTCGGTTGGATCCCCTTATACTGGCATAGCCGTTCAATCATCTCATCATGGAAAAGGTGCCGAAATTGAGGTTACTCTCAATGGTCCATTACAGTCTGCTATTTCTAAGGTTATATTTACCAAGCATGGTTCTGGATATCGTCGTGGTGATACTGTTATTGTTCCTGCTACTACTTTAGGTGCGACTTCCACTGAAATAAAATTTCAAGTAACTGAGCAAATGTTGATGCATTCCGGAGGTATTTCTGCTAATTTACCAAGTGTTGATCTTACCGCTGTTGGTACAAATGGTACGGTAACAGTGACTCAGGGTACATCTGTTGGCAACTGGAAAACCGACGGACAAGGTATAGGTGCAACATTCACCCTCAACATGACTGATGGTAAATTAGTATCGATAGTAAAGGCCGCAGTTGGTTCTGGTTTTAGAAATGGTGATAAAATTACATTTCTTAGAAATAACGGCCAAGCCGGTCATTTCCACGGTGCTGATTACGAATACACAATAGGCGCAGCTTCAGATTTCGTAACCAAAAAATTCTTGAAAGACGAGGCAATCGCATCCGCTGTCGGTCCTGGAGAAGCAGTAGGTGGTGTTGGTGGTACTAATGACACTTCTGTGGTCAGCATCGCCAACCTCAATACTGTTCAAGTAGCTATGCTTAATGAATCCTTAGACGAGCCTACTGAAATTCCTCTTGAGGCTAATGATAAAATTCAATCATTGTATAAAATTACATCTAAATCAGGACAAACCAATTCTTCAGATCATCCAGTCACTATTGATTATACTGCCATCTTTGAATTTCTTCTAAGTTAAACAATAATGTAATAAATAAATTTGTAAACCTACTACAAGATTTATGTGGTATAATATAATAAAAATAGTACTATAATTTTTATTATATAGGCTTTATTTAATATTGTTATAAAGTAACTATGTATTGTAATGGAAATTTTTCATTATCTGGAAAATCGAATTATCGGTCCAATAATTTAACAGGAAAAAAAAACAATCATATTACAAGTAAAAAAACAGATAATACATCTGAGCCGCCAGAATTATATAAAGTAAAAATGCAAATAATGGCAACGATATTATTTCCCATAATAAGTCAACAATGGGCAGCAGTCATGGAGAATCGATTTATTATTTCAATAATTAAAGAACAATTAGAAAAAATGTATGACAAATATTACAAAATATATTATTTCAATAATCCAACCCATGTCATATTTAAAGATATTGCGTTTTACAGAGATGTAATTACAATGGCTGAAGCGATTATTATCGAGCACAACGATGTAACTGATTTAGAGAAAAAATTATATGGTAAACGAAATGACGTAGGTACAATAGTATTTAGAACCAAAATGATTAAACTAAAACCCGAATTTGAAGTATATAATCTAATTATTGGTAGACCGGAGAAAGGTGTTAATTATGATCACGATACACTTGAATATATTCAACAATTAATTCGCTGTGAAAATATGACATTTGATAAAATTAAGACCCAGTTAAACGAACATGTACTGGATAAAAAGTAGCAAATTTTATGTGTCTATAATACAAATACACTTATGTCCAAAGATAACGGTAACTGCTATAGTGACTATACAAAAGTGATCGATGTAGCAGCATTAGGTCATGTATTGTCCCCCATTGAATTAAAAGAGACAGCACATGTAGTCGAATTAGATGATATACCTATTTCATCTATGATATTTAGACGGATATTCTATGCTTTAGACGGAGAAGTATTCAATTTAGATAGCAATTTGTGTAGATCAGAACAGCCTAATGATATGAGAAAATTCATTTCTTTTAGTCCAGAAGAGAGAACAGTCAATAATATGCGATTCAATCTATTAAATACGATTTTCGGTCATTTAGAAGAGGACCTTGAAGTACCCAGAGAATGTTTCGATTTAACATGTAGAATGGAATTAGAGCGCGAATTGGCGTGTATTGATTCTATATGTGATATTAATTCGTGTTCAGTACTAACTGCGCTACATTGGAACGAAGTGAAAAAGCTCTTGCTATCACAAGGTGCCTTGCCTTCCGGTAAGGATCCAGACGGAAATTCGATTTATCATGTGTTAAAAGTGAGTATTATTTTTAAGAATCCGAATCGCGATGTCAAGGATACGATTATTAAGTTTAGATATTTAATAGGCGACATACATTTTCACTAATATACCGTAACAATTATATAATAATAATATTATTAATTATTATATAGTATGGATGAATCGGATATGAATATATATAACTACGATATAGATGATATATTACATCTATTCAAGTTAGAATATAATTATAAAAAGACGGACTTGTTAAAATGTAAAGAGACAGTTCTTACATTACATCCACATAATTCTAAATTAGATCCGATTATTTTTGATCTTTATAGCAAAGCATATAAAATAGTAGATTGTCTTTATGATGTACGATCTAAAAAATTATTATTAAACGCCTCTTATTTCCCTAATCCAAGCGATGATGCCTATTTTCTAAGTAAAATACGAATGATTCCGAATTTTGAGAAGGAAGAAAATAATGAAGTGTTGATCCATAAAATATTCAAAGAGGACAAAAATGATATTTTATATAAAGTATTAGAGCAACAGCAAGAGTCATCAAAGTCACCTCATCATAGGCCTATAATAAGCGATGAAACACAGGATGATACGCATTATACAAACACATTTGATAACCCGGTAGTATCGAGCAGTTTGAATTCTATAAAAAGAATTACTGTCACGAAGAATCTTCATCTGAATAGTTGTTTCCGAACAAAATACTATACGACAAATCCCTGTGATTTTCAGTATCATTTTCCGTCTGAAGTAAAAAATATAGTAGCATTGCGTCTGGCTTCCATTGAAGTACCTAACTCATGGTATTTATTTTCACATGTAAAGCACAATAATACGTTTAAAATGGAAATAAAAATAGGAGGTAAATGTACTGCGTTTGTTATTGTTATCCCCGATGGAAACTACGATTGCGACTCAATATCTCATTATTTGAATACTGAATATTTTTATGAATCGCAACGACCTGATGAACTTCGCTATATAAAATTTTCGATTAACGAATATAATTTTAAAACCGTTTTTGAATTGGTAAACACTCATGATATAGGTGATACCCCTATAGAATTCTCACTCTATCTTACGGACGACGATAATGATAATATTATGAATACAATGGGTTGGATACTTGGTTTTAGATTGGGCAAATATTTGGAAATTAGCGAGGCAATACAGAGCGAAGGAATATTTGATGCTGGAGGCGATAGATACATTTATTTTTGTTTGAATGATTACCAATATAATAAGAACGAATCAAATATTATTTTTTTTGAAGATTCAACAATGGATGAAAACGTATTGGCAAAGATACCAATGGTTAATGGGAAACTGAATCTGGTTGTAGATGAGAACGATGGAAATAGTTTAATAAAGACGAGACGATTCAATGGACCAGTGAATATGAAAAAAGTACATATTCGGTTATTGGATAAATTCGGAGAAATTATAGATTTAAATAAAATGGATTTCAGTTTTACACTGGAAATGGAACTATTATATGAACGCAATAAAATTATATAGAAAATAATATAGAAACATTCAATTATATATATAGTATATCATGAACATCGCCTTACTAAACCGATTAGCAATTATGGAACATAGTCAATTGAAAACGTTAGTTCCATTTATTTACAAATGTAAAACGCGCTCAAATGTAGAGGTTTCTCTTCCACATGATTTTTATATTCATAATGATCATTTACATACAAACGATCAGTATATATTTGATACAAATAAACTGATATGGAAACCATCTTTGTATTTTAAAAATGGCTTCGGTAAACACATCCATTTTAGTGACTATTTATGCGACAAATATAGAATAAAAATATAGAATACAACAAACTGTTATTATAAATAATGAAAAAAAATCATTTATAATAAATATTTATTATACGCATGTGTAAAAAAAAATTAGCTACATACTATTTGAATCTTCTATCGAAAACAGTATGAACAGACGCATTAGTCAAGCAACCACAGTATTAGAATATATATATAACAGATACTTAATGTGATTATTTTTTTTTTTTTTTTTTAAAAGTATTTTTGGATTTTCAGAAAAAACAGAGAAAAAAGGATCAAAAAAGTCGAAAAAAGTCTTTTTGCAAAAAAAAAAAAAAAATAAAAAAAACGAAAAAAATAAATACATGAAAAAAGATTTAAAAATAATTTTTTAAAAAAAAATGGCGAACAAACAACTTTTTTTTTTTTTTT